GACATCAGATGGAAATGCTAGAGTAGATTCAGGAAGAATTTCTGTTTATTGTGAACAGAACATGACTTGGACTGCCTCGACAAGAGATACTACAATGGCATTTGCTACGTGCGAGAATAATGTATTAGCAAATAAGTTATTAATTAATAGTGCTGGACAGGCATTATTTACAGATGGAGATTATCAATATCCATCAATTTCTTTTATATCTGATCCAACAACTGGTATATGGTATGAACTACATAATGGATCAATAATGTTTAGCAATCTAGGTTATCCTTCCGTTGAAATTGATAGTGGTGGGCAGATTATTTTGCAAATGACTGGTGCAGGATTATGGTTCGATGTTAATGTAACAAATTTAAGATCAATATATCCTTATGGTAGTGACGGCGGACTTGAACTAGTAGCAGGGGATACTACAATAGGATCAAGATTACAATTGTCAACTAAGGAAACTTCTATTGAAGCAAATGATGTTTTGGGTAGAATAAATTTTGCTGCCACTGCTGAAGCTTCTGGTGGCGTTGCAGTTGAAGTGGGAGCGTCAATTGTAGCGTATGCCGAGGACACTTTTTATTATACTGGCAATAAAACCTCATTAAGTTTTCTGACTTCGCAATCCGAGGGTGCAAGCGTAAAATTGACTTTAAATAGTGCTGGCAATTTATGTTTAGGTACGCAAACAACTGATGCTAGTGCAGTCGGATGTCTTGCTCTTGCGAATGCTGTGGCTCCTGCGGCGCATACGGACAATCAGATTTATATTTACTCAGCGGATGTCAATTGTGGAACAACTATTGCGTCACTTGCTATATATACCGAGCATGCTGTGAGAACAGAATATGTTGAGACTACGAGAACTTTACCAGTAACAGTAAATGGGATACCACTAATGTTACTTTTTGGCGAAATGCCTGTATAAATTTTAATCACCTAATAGAAGGAGTTTTTATGAGAATGTATAAGATTTTTAGAACGTTTAAGGCTGTCACCGAACTGCAAGCAATCAAAAAATGTAGTTGGGAATTTTACTTTTGGCTTATGGAAATAAAGAAAAAAATAAATGATATCGTTAAAGAAGGCCAAGATAAGCAAAAAATATTTCAGGATGAGATTCAAGATTTATCAATTCTCTGGTGCACCAAAGATGCTGAGGGAAAGCCTGTTATAGTAAAAGGAGAAACTGGCGAAGATATTTATGCCGGATTATCCAAAGGATTAAATCCTGAATATGATAAGAGGGTTAAGGAAATAATGGATGCAAATAGAGATTTACTAAATACCGAACATGAAATCTCATTCGAAGGAATCAAAAAATTGGAACGTGGAATACTTGAGAAAAAAAGTAAAGACGGGGAATATATTATTCCCTGGGATGGAAACTACGAAGAGATTTTTCATGATTTAATTGCGGGGTAATGTGCTGGTTTAGGTAGGGATTATGCCATTACAAATAAAATGTGGAGGACAGCATTCTCTTGCATTAAAGAGTAACGGAACTGTATTGGCTTGGGGGACAAATAATACAGGTCAATGTGATGTCCCTATTGGTCTTACTGATGTTATTTTAATTGAATCTTCATCTAAATCTTTTAATACAGTAGTATTAAAGAGTGATGGCACTGTTGTTGTTTGGGGAGAGAACTACTATGGTATTTGCAATGTTCCCGTAGGTCTTACCGGTGTTATTGCTATTAGAGAGAATTATTTCAATTGTTTTGCAACAAAGGGTGATGGCACTGTTGTTGTTTGGGGTTATAATTATTATGGTCAATGCAATGTTCCCGTAGGTCTTACCGGTGTTATTGCTGGTGGACTTGGTTATTATCATTGTCTCGCATTAAAGAGTGATGGCACTGTGGTGGCATGGGGACACAATGGTTATGGTCAATGCAATGTTCCAGGCGGTCTTACCGGTGTTATTGCCATTGCAGGTTGGGGCTATTCTTCTATTGCATTAAAGAGTGATGGTACTGTGGTGGCATGGGGAAGGAATGTTTATGGACAATGCGATATTCCCGTAGGTCTTACGGGTGTTATTGCCATTGCTGTTGATAATCATGGCAATCATTGCCTCGCATTAAAGAGTGATGGTACTGTGGTGGCATGGGGGCTTAATAACTACGGTCAAAGTGATGTTCCCGTAGGTCTTACTAATGTTATTGCTATTAAAACAGTGCACAACATTTCTATTGCATTAAAGAGTGATGGCACTGTTGTTATTTGGGGAGAGAATTCTTATGGTCAATGCAATGTTCCCGTAGGTCTTACTGGAGTTGTTTCGGTTGATGCTGGTTATTTTCATTGCATGGCATTAAAGAGTGATGATACTGTTGTTGCGTGGGGTAGTAATGTTAGTGGTCGATGTAATGTCCCATACTATAATCTAACTTATACAGAAGGTACTGGTGGGACAATTACTGGGACATTGTCGCAAAAAGCATATCTTTTTAATTTTTCAGGTTCAGAAGTAACCGCAGTCCCGAACACAGGATATGCATTTTCCTCCTGGTCAGACGGAGTTCTGGCCGCAGCACGCACCGATTTAAACGTCACCGGAGACATTACCGTCACGGCGAAATTCACACTCATTACATATACACTGACATATACGGCAGGAGTTGGCGGAACTATCACGGGGAGTACTTCTCAGATCATTAATCAAGGCAGCAATGGCACTGAAGTAACAGCGGTTCCAAATACCGGGTATTATTTTCTTGCCTGGTCAGACGGTCTTACGACACCATCTCGCACTGATTTGAATATTCAATCTGACATGGCATTAACAGCGAATTTCGTTTCTTTTTCCAATCTCTGGAAAGTGGGAACTTAATGATAAATATTACACTTACTTCTGGGAATATTCTTCGACTAGACGATGGAATAAACCCACAAATAAATGTTACATTGACACACACTTCTGGAGACTGGTATCACATTGCTGTTGTAAGAAGTGGACTATTTCTTCGAGTATATGAAAACGCAGTGCTTCTTGGGCAATTCAATCTTAATTCAGTTGTAAATTATCAGAGAAATTTTGTGCAGGATGGGCCGAAATCAATTTTTGACACAGTTGTGCTTCCCAGGGCGGTGACCCAGGAAGAGATAGAGTATTATTATGATAATGTTCGTAAGGGCGGAGACGAGGTTTTACCAGATTTATGAAGCAATCAGTACAACAAACAAGAGAACAGGATACTCCGAAAGAACGATCCAGAAAAATTAATGATCTTGCCATTAATTTTGATAACCGAATTAATGCTTTAGCATTTAAGATAGGTGCGCTTGAAGAGAATTACAACAGTATTGATGAGGGTGCAGTTTCTGCAAAAACAGTTTTACAAACAGATACAATTCATAATTTATTATCTTCAATTCATGGCGATACGATAACTGATAATTGTGTAAGAGGCGATATAATTACCGGACAAAGCAGCCCTGCGACATGGCAACGACTTGCTCGCGGAGCCGTAGGAACCGTTTTGATGTCTACAGCTACGGATATTGATTGGGTTGTATTGCCAGTATTTACAGGGTTTGCAAATCCAACTACACAGATAGGACTTGCTGTTGTAAATGGTATAGCAACAACTGCGATGAGAAGTGACGCTGCTCCTGCATTGTCACAAGCAATTACTCCTACATGGACAGGAATGCATAATTTTAGCAATATCACCTATTCGGCATTGTTTACAGGTGGAAATGTTGGAATCAAAACGCTTCTTCCAGATTACGATCTTGATATTGCCGGTAGCATAGGAATTGATGACTATCTGCATCATAATGACGATCCTAATACATATCTGTATTTTTCGACAGACAGAATAATGGGACTTGTAGGTGGTAAATGGTTAATTGATATGAATACTGTCGCCGCACAGGATTATGTAAAAATCGGTGACGGCACTGATGTTGATATTAATTTGAATGATAATATGTTAATAGATGGACTTACCAGGGCAATAACTTTGTCAGCTTATGGCTTAGGTATTATACACAGTTCTGCCGCGGGATTGCTTTCTTCCAGTGCAATAGTTGCAGCAGATATTACCAATAATACTATTACCAATACGCAACTTGCAAATCTCGGCACACTAGACTATCACGCGAAATTCGGTGCAACGGGACTAAGTAATAGTTTATTAAATGAAGACGCAAATAATGTTTTAATTGGAACTGGAAAATGCATTAAGATAAGAAACGGAAATGGTAGAATAGAATTTATTAAAAATACATAACTTTTTCAAGGAGGGGTTTATGCCAACGGCATGCAAGAATCGAAAGAAAGTGTTAAATGATGGAGTGCGAGTTCGCGGATTTTATAGGATTAAAATCGGCGAGGATAAAAACGGCAAAACGAAGATTGTCGGTGATAGTGGTTGGGTAGAAAACACCGTTGTGAACGACGGTTTTGACCAGTATATTTGCCGTACCCTGGGAGGGATTGCTGGTAGCAAGACAGTCGCTTACGTCAATCTTGGAACTGGCACTGCTCCTAATGTAACTCATACCGCTCTTGACGGGGAAATCGGGACACGCAAGACAACAAGCAATTCTGTTGTAGCAAGCAAAACTATGCAAGCCACATGTGCTTTTGGTAGTACCGATCATCCTGGAGGAACACCAGTACTGCGAAATATTGGTTTGTTTAACACTGACTCGGCAGGAACCTTGCTCTGTGGGAACACTTATGGGACAAGTTCTTGGAACTCAAATCAAGCTGTGTCTCTAACTTATCAGATACGGTTCAGTTAATATATGGAAAAATATTTAAATCTGGTAAGGATTGCAAAGAATAATGGTATAAATGATACGTTAGCCCGCAAACTGGTATTCGAATTTTTGGTAGAACTGGCCAGAACAAAAATAGCAGAAGCGGAAACAAAAAAAGAATCGTTACTCGAACAGGAAGGACTCTCAATCAATGTCGATGAAAATGTCTACGTTAAAGACGTTTCAAAATAAGCAGAAAATTCGACTGGATGTTGGATGTGGATTTAACAAACAGCATGGATTTATCGGCATGGACAAACGTAAGGTAGATGGCGTGGACATCGTTCATGATGTTGAAAAATTTCCCTGGCCGTTACCGGATAACTCATGCTGTGTAATCATGATGAGCCACTTGGTGGAGCATATCAAGCCCTGGCTGCAAATAGACCTGATGAATGAGGCGTGGAGAGTTATGGAGGTTGGCGGTCTGCTTATGATAGCGACTCCGTATGCAACTTCATTCGGGTACTTCCAAGACCCGACCCATTGTAAACCGTGGAATGAGGCGACTCCGACGTATTTCATTAAAGGCCAGCCCTTGTACGAAGTCTATAAACCCAAACCGTGGAAAGGCGAAAAAATAATGTGGGATCCGAGATCAACCTTAGAAGTGGTACTGAGGAAGGTGGCAGAGGAATGAAGAATAAAAAAAAACATTAAGTAATTCCTGGCTATGTTCCGAACCATACAATGTCATTCGGTAAAGGTAATTCATGGAAAAAACGAACCCTTATCGCTGTAGCCACAGAGGGCTGGGTATCGTATTTATGGGCTATCAGGCGCTTTGGGCAGATTGTGCCTGTTAATTGGGAAGCGTCTGGTTATGATGTACAGTATACAGCTATGGGGTTTTCGATTGACGATGCGTATAATCTGATAACAAAGCAGGCTCTTGATTTGAAGGTTGATTGGCTTGTAATTATTGAGGATGATGTTATTCTTCCCCCAAACTGTTTTTTGAAGTTTTTGGAGTGGCAGAAGAAAGGGACATGTCCTGTGGTGAGCGGAATTTATTACACGAAGGCATCACCGGCCGACCCGCTTGTATTCAGGAAGCGCGGAAATGGTGCATTCACCGACTGGAAACCTGGTGATAAGGTCTGGTGTGATGGTCTTCCAATGGGATGCTTATTGATTCATACATCATTACTACGGTGGATGTGGGATAATGCAGCACCAGAATACAAAGCAACCGATGGAACAGTATTGCATAAAGTTTTTGAGACACCGCAGCGTATTTTTATTGATCCGGAGACAGGAGGAATAGGTACGCAGAGCGGGACACAAGACCTGTTTTTCTTTGACCAAATTCTTAAACACAAGGTACTTGAAAAAACAGGATGGAAACGTGTTGCAAAGAGGGAGTATCCTTTTATGTGCGATACCTCGATTTACTGTAAACACCAGTGTCGAATGACCGGAAAGATGTATCCTTAGTAAATGGATGTAATTTATGTCAATAAAAATATTAAAAACTGAAAAGCTTACTTACCGTGATGGCTGGGACGTTACGATTAACAAAGTAAGCACGGATGATAAGCGTTACG